GCAAGATTTTACGCATAGAGCGGCAAGTGCCTTACTTTGTAGAAGCTGGATCCCTGTGATAGGGGGATTGATCCGTCGAACTAATAGTACGGGTCGTATGCGTGTTGCAATCAGTATCGATTGGCACGTTCCATTTTGGGGCTGCGTGTGGAGCGCCACGCAGACGTTGGGTGTCACGGGTTAGCAGGTTATACTAGTAAGCTAGACATGCGAGCTCATAAATCCGATTCAGCTCCGCAACCGTGTTTAAGCCATATGTGTGTATGTGCGGTTGTGAAATATCCCGACTGATTCAATTGTCAACAAAAGTGGGAAGACAAATGTGGGTTTATTATAGCTTGGTGGCAACCGGGCATTTATACCATATGCGTCTGGGTGGGGCGAAACAAAAACGCTTTTTAATTCGATTCGCGTTCCAATTACTCCAGTTCTCATCCGGGGCGACTTATCAGCCCGAAGGTCACCATGCCGTGGTTACGTTTTCTATGGGGCACCATGAATTCTCAAAGGTTTTAACCGAATTGCTAAGAATCAACGTAAGACCTCCGCAGTAGAGCAACAAAAGCGGAATAAAAATTTAGTTGCCAAGCTTCGCCAGCAAGAGAAATCGGCGCGCTTTTCCCGCGTGAAGGAAATCATGCCAAGTTCGTCTGGCTCACGTGCTCTCCCCATTAAGCAACCACGGGTCGCATCCATTTCAAAGTCCGTACAGTTTGCACAGGCGTTGACTGCTCCATTTGCGCCCTCAAGTATGGGTTGCCGGGTACCTGATCCGTACTTTTTCCCCACGGCGACTTACCATGCCCACTCTACCTCCGTTTTCACCTCAACAGCTGCGGGCACTGCGGGCGCAGTGTTCTTTCCGAACCCGGTTGTTACTATGCTTGATTCCACGTATTCCTACGCGGCCTCACCGTGCATACTCCAGGTGAATACTGGTATGGCGCCATTGACCGCGTCTGGGTTTACTAGCCATATTTTTGGTGCTACAGCGCCTGGTTTGCTCAAGAATGTCTTCACTGACTATCGTGTCGTTTCTCAGGGGATTAAGATTACTAATCTCCAGCCAGAGTTGTCCGCAACAGGGCGCTTTTATTATGCCCAAATTCCATTGGCCGACACTATGCCATCGTATGATGTGCTTATCCAAACCGGTGCTACTGCTCCAGATTCCAATATCATCCCTTCCATGACCGGTGGGTATCCTTACACCGCTTTGTTTGGGTCAAATTTTATCAATTTACCCAGTGCTGTTGAGATTGGCATTTCTGATATATTACAGGGTGATTTACAGATTTGCAATAATGTTGTAAATTCCGCCTATTATACTTTCAAGAGTACAGCACCTGTTGGTTTTGTGAACGCCGCCGGTTATCAGGAAGCCGATGATATTGTTGAAAGTAGCGCTTTTGCCACTGGGCAGGGTGGGTACAAAGACTTAACCCGTTGTAATGGTGCGTGTGCAATTCTCGTTTGGGCTGAGGGCTTGCCAGTGAGCTCCAATGTGTTTCAGATCGAGCACATTGTCCACCTTGAAGGATCCCCCGTGTTGGCAAATGGCGTCGCAGGATCGCTAGTCCCTTCGGGTGCCTCACTCCCACATCTTGGTTCCACTATGGATGTGGAACAAGCTATCGGCAAACTCGCTGTCAACGGTGTCAAGTATCTAGCCCGCAACTCCAATTTCCTTAAGAGTTTTGCGGGCATGATGATATAAAAGACCCTCCTATTGTTCTGGAGTGTTGGACCGATATCCACACCCTGATATTGTTGATCGTGTCGTCAGTTTTAGCTGGCTTGATATTGTTTGTATTACATTAAATAAATAATTAATTCTCCGTCCTTTTTACGCCTTTTAATGGACTGTGTTGAAGCAAAGGTATTAAATAAATAATTAATTCTCCGTCCTTTTTACGCCTTTTAATGGACTGTGTTGAAGCAAAGGTATAGGTGACCCATTCGCAAACCGGCACCGCCTGAAGAGCAACACAACTAGCAATGTACAGCGGTTGTGTAGGGCTAAGGCATCATATACTCGACTTCCGGAATAACTTACCGGATTGCCATTTTTGGAAGTTCATTCAGTGCAAGCTGTTGAAATAATCGGTTGCACCGATGTAATGGCCCATTACGATTTGTTCGTTTTCCTAAAAACGTTCTTTTTTTTTTCAGGGTAGCCCCCAGATAGAGGTGAAAATCCCTACGCCCCGCCCATGTCGAAATTCACTAGCAGTAATCTACACTCAAGAGTAGCCCGTCCCCAGGCCTTACCACAAGTTCGTGCCGTGGGGATGCATAAGACGGGGAAATCCCGTCCAACTA